CTTCTCCTCTAGGTAGAAATATTACTCTCAATGTGCCTTCATTTGTGATGTCACCTGCTTTCGAAGCTGCCTACCTTTCCGCACAAGTTAAGACCATCGAATTTTCCGATATTTACCAGTATCAAGTACTCGGAGTGAATTCGGGAGCGAGTTTTAATTCTCTTATCACAAATGGTATTGCTAATATTGATAAAATCCTTGTTCTACCCTTCTTCACCACTGCCGCAAATGGTGCTGTCAATCCTTTGTATTCTCCCTTCGATTCTTCGGGCACTGGGACAACTTCGCCCTTGTGTCTCCTTACTAACTTCCAAGTCGTAGTTAGCGGGCAAAATGCACTATATAACACGCAAAAATATTCGTATCAACAATTCGTGGAGCAATTATCAGGTGCTAATTCCATCAACGGAGATTCTACTGATGGATTATGCTCTGGTCTCATCTCTCTTTTGGATTTCGAAACTGCTTACAATTATTACTATGTTGATATTTCTAGAATGTTGGATGTGGAGCGAAGCGTCCCCAAGTCGGTTTCCATTCAAGGACAAAACTTGTCCGCCAAAGCTGTCGATTTGATTGTGTTTATTTCATATAAACAAACATTAAGGGTTGATGTACTTACAGGCAGTCGTCTTTAATAGATTTTATAAATAAAATTGAAATAATATTTAAAGATAAATTAATATAGTATAACATAATCAAATGTCATACTATATCTACAAGATTTCAGGAGCAGGAATGGAATATTACGGTTCAAGCAAACAAAATTTGTGTGAGCGTAAATCTAAACATAATACACAGTTTAAAAATTATCAAAAAACAAACACTGGTAATAAGTGTTCTAGTTATAAAATATTAGAAGCAACTGATGATTGGATTATGGATATAATTGAAAATAATATTAAAACTAAACAAGAAGCATTAGAGCATGAAAATTGGTATATTAATAATAATGAATGTGTCAATATTCAAAATGCTATTGGTTTAACTGGTGATGATTTGAGAGAATACAAAGCGAACTGGGCGAGATGGAATAAATTAAAGAAAGGAAAAGTCCCTTTGATACCTATACCATTCCAAACAGAAGATGAGGCAAAAGCAAGAAAGCAAAAGAATTGGAAAGACTGGTATGAGGCAAATAAAGAAACAAAATTACAACAACAGCGAGACGCTTATGCTAATAAGGTTTTTACAGAAGAAGACCGACAAAAAGAACGAGACAGAGTAAAAGCGTATAATTTAAAAAAGAAGCAAAACATTTAATCAATAATTAAAGTTATAATATAAAATTTTAATATAATTCTATATTATATGTTGTCTAATTTCGAAATAATTAATTTAGCAAGTAAAATGAATATGCCCCTTGAACGCATCTGTTTCAAGAATGAACTCAAACAAGAACCCTTAAAGTACAATGTAGGATACATTATTAATTCACAAGACGATACAGACGAGGATACAGGAGAGGACAATGTGGGTTCTCACTGGACGGCATTATATATAGCAAAGTTGAAAGATGGTAGAATTCAGCCTTTATTCTTCGATTCATTTGGTGCACCTCCAGCAGAGGACATAAAAAAATATGTAGCACCTCATTACCTACCACATCTTACAAAGGATATTCAGTCGCTAATGTCAGATGTTTGTGGATTCTACTGTTTAGCATTTTTGTATTTTATTAGTGTTTCTCATTATAGAACTGGCAATCTGTATCAGGATGCCGAAACATTTATTGATTTGTTTGATGACCTGAATAAGAGTAACGATTGGAAAAAGAATGAATGGATTTTACAGCAATTCTTTCAAGCAAAAGACCCACGATTACGCCGTGAGATTGATGTGCTATGTGAGGACAAAGCGTCACAAGAAAATAGAAATAATGTGGAGTGTATACCATGTGAAACAACGTATCGTTACTAAATTATATAAAGGTGGAACATATAGCATTAAATAAAAGTTAAGTATGTGCTATATATATTATGCTTTAACTGAAAGTTAATGATTAACTATGTATTAATCATTAAATACTAGTTAGATACTAAATAAAAATATTTTTATTAAACTCTTTTAGACGATTTTATGTTAAAAGCATATCAAATACTTAATTATTGTTTAATAATATGAATTTTAATTGTTTAATTCACATTATTCTTAATATCCAGTTAATGCTTTCTTTGGTTTGACTACATTATTATAATAATTTAATTGTCTCTCGATAAGCTTCTCTCTATTCTTCAAATAATAATCTCTTTTTTGTTGCTTCTTGTCTTCATCATAATTGGTCTTTAACTTTGTTAGAATCTCTTCCTTATGGTCTAGATAATATTGATTCTTTTCTGCGTATGCTCTCTTTCCAATATTCGAACCATAAATCTCTTTCCAATATTGCTCTCGTTTTTCTAATTCTCTTTTGGATTCACAGGGGTAATACTCAATAACAATAATAGCAAAATTATACCATCCACCATTATTCCTGATGAAGTCATACACATCTAGTTTATATCTAGGACTTAACTCATTATGGTAATCGCTTTTATGAGATGACTTTCTATCATTGTATCGATGAGTAGAACCAACATAGATATAATCCAAATCAATACTCTTTGGGACAATTTTATATATCACCGAATTTGAATATACATTTTCATTAATGTTTTCTTTTGCGTTCATTCTATAATATGGAAATATTATAATTTTTAAAATAGAAACGGATTAATATTGATTTAATGTAAATTTAAAATATGATGCTTAATATATATGGATTTAAAACAAGTTATCAAACAGGCTCGTCCTACATTGTCCGATAGTTCTATTACCACATACAATAGCATTTTGAAAAACCTTTATCTAAAAGTGTTTGGAGATAAGGATATTAAATTGGAAAACTTTGAGAACTCTAACAAAATCTTAAAGTATTTAGAAGATGTTGAACCTAACAAAAGAAAGACTATTTTATCAGCACTTGTTGTTATTTGTAAAGACCCGAAACCGTATCGTTCATTAATGTTAACAGATATTAAGGATTATAATAAAGAGATTGCTACACAAGAAAAGACTGACGAGCAAAAGGAAAACTGGATTGAGAAAGGACAACTTGATACCATCTTTAATGTACTTAAAAAGGAGGCAGATTTTCTCTACAAAAAACAGACTCTGAATATGACCGAACTACAAAAGATTCAAAATTTTATTATTATTAGTTTGTTTTACTTGATAAATCCTAGAAGAGCAAAAGATTATACAGAATTCAAAATTTTATCAATCGATAGAGAGAAAGATAACTTTTTTGACGATAAGAATTCTGAACTATCCTTTGTTAATTACAAGACTGCTAAATTTTACGGAACACAAAAAGTCAAGATTGATAAGGTCTTGAAATCTATTCTTAAAAAATGGATTTCTATTAATCCAACTGATTATCTTTTATTTGATGCGAATAGTCAAAAACTTACACCTGTTAAACTCAATCAGCGTCTCAATAAAATATTTGGTAGTGAGAAGGGTCACTCGGTGAATCAGTTGAGACATTCATTTTTAACAGATAAGTATGCGGATAGTATTAAGATGAAATCTGCTATGGCAAAGGATATGGAGGAAATGGGTAGTAGTATAGCACAAGCTACTACCTATATCAAGAAGGATTAGATTCCATTTTCCTATTTAAATTATGTTAAATTAACTAAATTAAAGTATTTTGATATTATAATATGTCTTATAAAATCAAAAAATATACGCTCGACAAAGCAAAAGAACTCGGAGTGCAAGTATTCCCAAGCGACAATCCAAAATATAAAATAGAAGTTTATGATTCAGATGGAGTCTTCCTTTTTTACGGAGGAAGTCCATTATACAGTGACTATCCGACTTACATGGAAACACACGGCAGAGAATTCGCCAACGAACGCAGACGACTTTATCGTCTCAGGCATAAAAAGGAGATTGATAAAAAAGGGAGCAGAGGTGCTACAATAGCGGAACTTTTGTGGTAGTCATTTTATATAAAATAGTTACCTAGAATACTTAAAAGCATAGTTAGCATCCATAGGTTGAGACGCTAATGCCTGTAATTCTCCACCCATAAGTTTTTTAGAAACACTCACAAACTTTTTGCTGATGCTACGAGCAGGTGGCATACCAGCAAGCCCACGTCCCGAGGCAGCACCAGCATATAAACCTGTACCCTTACACATTTGACAGCAATGTCCTCGTCCCATCATCATTCCATTTCCAATAATACCATCTTGGTCCATTTGAGCGTATAGGTCAGTACTAACAGGCATAGGAACAGAGGCACTTCTACGAGCATCAACCATCTCTTGTAACTTGCCAAGCATAGCAGTCTCGGCTTTACCTCTTGCCATAGATTTCATTTCCTTTTTAGAAGTAGGAACATCCTTTGCCATTTTACGCATTTCTTTTGCCTCTTTTATTGATGCTTTTACGTCAGCAATTTGAGAAGGGTCTACACCAGCATACTCCGCACCCATTTCTGCTAATTCGCTACCTACAGAGAGACCTCTTTTTCCCAATTCCTTAAGACCTTTTTTGCCTTGTAATGATTTGGGGTCGTCCAAATATTGGTTAGCAGTTGCTCCTATTTTGGACGCAATGGATGGGGGAACTCCATACGCCATGGCGGCAGCTTCCGCAGCACCAAGTGCCTCTTGTGCTAAAGGTTTCAATACATTACCAACAGCGTAAGCAGCCTTTTTAATACCCGCCTTTTTAAGCACCTTATCAAACTTCTTTCCAAAAATACCTTCTCCTTCAACCACTCGGTTTGCGTCGATTTCAGATGGAGATAACGCAATTTGAACCCCTTT